CGCGATTTGGCGTGCCGAATCGGCGGCCCGAATAAATCGTTCCCTCCGGCGGCCTGCTATTCACCGGTACATTTCGAAGCAATCGGCGGCTATCTCGAAAATCTCGAGCAATATCAGAACATTTTTGTCGATAGCCTGACGGCGATTTCGCGGCTGTCGTTTCGCTGGGCCGAACAGCAACCAGAAAGCGTTAGCGAGAGAACCGGGAGAAAGGATCTCCGTGGCACCTATGGTTTGCATGGGCGCGAGATGGTGCTGTGGTTGAATCAGTTACAGCATGCACGTGCCAAGAACGTGATCTTCGTCGGCATTCTCGAGCGCGTCGTCGACGAGCTCAAGCACGTCGAGTGGCAGCTGCAGGCCGAGGGCAGCAAGACCTCGCGCGAGCTCCCCGGCATCATCGACGAGATAATCACTTACCAATTTCTCGATTTTGGCGACGGCCAGTCGCCGCTCAGGGGCTTTGTCTGCCGCAACCCCAATCAGTGGGGCTATCCGGCGAAAGATCGTTCGGGACGGCTCGAGCCGATCGAGGAGCCGGATCTCGGCAAGTTACTCAGCAAACTCACCAATCAGCATGATCCCAAACCGAAAGGAGAAAACCCATGACTGATACAGCGGCCAATATCAACTTTGACTTTAATGACGATGGCGAAGCGCGCAGCTTCGACGTCATTCCGGCGGGCACAATCGTTGTCTTGCAAATGACGATTCGCCCCGGCGGCGCTGGCGATGATGATTGGCTCAAGCGTGCCAGCGACGGCAATTCCGAAGGTCTCGACTGCGAATTCACGGTGGCGGGCGGGCCGCATGACAAACGCAAGCTCTGGCAATGGCTCACGCTGCGCGGCACGACAGAAGGGCACGCTGAAGCTGGCAAGATTTCTCGCGAAACCTTGAAAGCCATCTTGGAAAGCGCGCGCGGGATTCGCCCTGATGACAAGAGCGAGGCCGCGCAGAACGCGCGCAAGGTGTCAGGCTGGGCGGATTTTGACCAGCTGCGTTTCGTCGCCCGCCTTGGCGTGCGGCCGCCGCGAGACGATTATCCAGCCAAAAATACCATTCTCCAAATCATCACGCCGAAATCGGCGGATTGGCAGCGACACAAGCCGGAACAGATCAGCGTCAAGGCGTCGAATAGTGCGCTGCCGGCAGCGTCAACAACGTCGCCGCCGGCGGGTGCGATCGGACGGCCGCAATGGGGACGGGGATCGTGAGCGAGATCACCAAGAAGGAAGATGCGTGGCAACGCAAGGCGACCGATGCTGCCATCGCCGCCGTGCGCAAGATCGCACTCAACAGCTCGGGCCTGCCACCGACGACGCCGGTCGGCAGGCTCACGGACTTGCAATGGGGCTGGCTCGTCACCGCGGCAATCTTTGGTTGGATCCAGACCCGTTGCGAACAGGCCATCGAAGAAGGACTCGATCAGGAGCAAGCCGTGCGCCTGACCGGGCTCTCGCCGTCGCCGTGTGACGTCGCGGTTGTTACAGCGATTTTGCCGGCGCTGGCCGACCAGCCCGGGATCGATTGGACATTGCCGCCCGAGGCCTGGTCGAAAGATCTCATGACGAATTTTCTGCTGCAGGCCTGGCGGCTGATTGCTGCGGCCGAAATCGCGCGGGATCAGGGCGCGGGCAAGATCCTAAAGCAATCAGCGCTCGCGGAGTCCAACAACCCGATCCCTCTCGTGCCGTAAGGTTCGTCATGACGCTGCAGGCATTACCCGGAGTCGATCCGATCAGATCCTTGCGCTGGATCTTGAAGGCGGTGCTGAGGCAACACGGGATGAGATGTGTGAATTTGCGACAGGAGGATCGAACATGATGACCAAACATGAAACCGACCAGCGCTGGCATGAAATAGAACAGCTGTGGACAGAGTTCTTAGCCCGCATCGAAGAGCTAACAAAGTACCCGCCGCCGGAGATGTCCATACGGCCGGGGCCGCGCCTGCTGTCTTGGTTGAAGGCGATGGACAAGGAAGAGCGGGTTGCGTTGATGGGCATGCTAATCGACCAAAACCCCGAAGACTTTATCAAGGCGCCGAACGGCCGGATTGTGCGCGTCAAGTCCGGGACCAAGCACTGAGTAATGCGCGAGGAACAGCCGTGAGCATGGCGCTCGATTTCAACCGCTCGAATCTATCCGACCGGCCGATCAATCAGCTGATCAACGAGCTGATCGAGCGTGCCGAGCCGCCGAGCGAGAATCACCGGCAGTATCTCGGCGCCAGCAGCATCGGCAGCGAGTGCTTGCGCAAGGTGCAGTATGACTGGATGGTGGATCCGGTCTTTCCGGTGCGCACCAAAGCTATTTTTGCGCGCGGGCATTTCTTTGAAGAGCTGACGCGCCGGCATCTGATCGCCGCTGGGTTCAAGTTCGCGCCGCCGGAGCGCCGGCTGAAATTCGAAACCGCCGGCGGATTATTCCGCGGCCATGCTGACGGACTTATTACCGACGGGCCACAGCTGCCGGCGCTGCGCTTCCCGTGCTTATGGGAACATAAATGCGTCAAAGATAAAGGTTGGCGAGCGATCGAGCACGATGGCTTGGTTGGGCTTTATGCACCGTACGCCGGACAGCTGGCGATTTATCAGGCGTACTTGGACGTCACCAACCCCGCGCTATTTAGCGTCGTCAACGCCGATACCTGCGAGCGGCTGCATTTTTTGGTGCCGTTCGATGCGCAACTGGCACAGGCCACCAGTGATCGCGCCGTCGCAGTGATCAAGGCGACGCAAGCCGGCGAGCTATTGCCACGCATCACCGATGATCCCAGCGATTGGCGCTGCAAGATGTGCGGGCATCGCGATAGGTGCTGGCGATGCTGATGGGAATCCCTGCGGGCACGCGAGCCGGCGCCATTATGGCGGATCCCGGCATTGCCTTTCGCGCCTATTCGGCCAAGGGCTCATGGAGGCTTGGGGGTTTGCCTTCAGCAGCAGGGCATTCGGTGAAGGCCGCTCTCCGCAGCGGCACTACCGTTGCGCGTCGTTCGACGAGCTGGCGCAATTGCCGGTCGCGGAGATCGCCGCTGCGGACTGTTTTCTGTTTCTGTGGATTCCGCCACGTTCGGTTTTTCTGACCAAGCCGAAACAGTTCGACGTATGGGCCGGCACATAACGCTTCGATGCGCTGATAGACTTCATCAGGCTTGCGGCTATGTTCGCGCACCGGCGCGACGATCAATTCACGCACGCCCTTGGACTTGCGCTGCGGCTTGCCGCGCCGGCCAAGCCAACAATCTTCAGCGTTGTGGCGCGTGCCATAGCCGTTACCCATGAACCAGCCGACACCGCGCTTGTTGAGCTTGGCCCACTCGGCACGCCAGCAATGGCCAGGCTGGATCTGTGTCGGCGACGAGGTCGGGAAATTTCAGCGTAAGGCGTCATGAGCATGCTTAACGAACCGATCGCCAAACGCATTGCCAAGCTGCTGCGCCTGCTGGCGTCACCTCACGAAGGCGAACGCCGCAACGCCGTGATGATGATGCAGCGCACTTTGGTTGCGGAGCGACTGAGCTTCAACGATATCGCCATCATGATTGAAAACCATCAGGGCGAGATCGAGGAACGCAAATACAGCGACGCCGACGCCGAGATCATTTTTGCCAAGGGCGTCGAGAAGGGGCGCAAGGAGGAGGCGCGCAAACAGCAGGCGCCGCCAGAGTTTTATGACGCCGAGGGTCAACCGCGCTGGCAGGAAATCGCATTGTTCTGTCAGAACAACATTGCGCGGCTGCGCAGCGAGTGGGAACGCACTTTCATCAATGACATGGCCGGCAACACGCTGTGGCGACAACCAACGCCAAAGCAAGCCAAGCACCTGTTGGCGATCTTCGTAAAATTAGGTGGACACTATGAGCCCCAAGCCGCAAACCCATGCCGCTGATCTCAACAATTTGCCCAAGGCGCTGCAGCCGCTCACCGCCGATAAGCGCTGGGTGGTGTGGCCATGGCAATTGCGCAAATCAAAATGGACCAAGCCGCCGCGCCAGGCGCGCAATCCGCAATGCAATGCACGCTCGAATGATCCAACCACTTGGGCCAGCTATAGCGACGCCGTTGCCGCAGTAGCGGCAGGCAAGGCCGATGGCATCGGTTATATGCTGCAGAGCTCTACGATTGCCGCCGCCGATCTGGATCACGCCCGCGATGTCCAAACCGGCGAATTGGCCGGCTGGGCCGAGCGGCTCTGTGACGAAGCGGATAGCTTGGGGTTATATCGCGAAATTACGGTCTCAGGGTGCGGGCTGCGATTCATTGGCCTATCACAACGCGGCGAACTGCATCGCAAATTTATGCTTGACCGCAACAATGGTGCCGCGGTTGAGCTCTATCGCAACACCGCGCGTTACATCACCATTTCCGGCTTGCAGGAGGGGCGCTGCGAGGATCTGCAACCGATCGATGATTATCTCGATACACTACTGACGCGGTTCGGCGATAGTGTTTTTGATTTTAATACGGCCGGCGCGCAAGACGATTATTATCGCGACATCATCGAGAACGGCGCGCCGGAAGGCGAGCGCAGCGAAAAATTTCAGGAAGCGGTTTGGCATCTGGCCAGTAACGGTTGGAGCATCGAGCAAATCGTTGACGAGCTGGCCAAATATCCCAACGGCATCGGTTTCAAATACTCCAAACGCCTGCTGGCCGAAGTCACGCGTTCGTACGGCAAATGGCAGAGCCAGCGCCGTGGCAGCGCCGTCGGATCTGGCACGGTGCCGAATACGCCGTGGCCGCAGATCCGCATCGTTCCTGGCGAGATCCCGCGGGTCGTCGATGAAGCCGAGGATGCGTTGTTGTTACTCGGTCGCGAAATTTATCAGCGCGGCGGTCTGGTGGTGCGCCCGGTACTGACGACGTTCAAGGCCAGCAAGCAACGCGACATTTTGGGCTGGCACCTGGTGCCGGTGTCACCGGCTTATCTGGTTGATGC